GAACAAAAAATACGTGACTACTGAAGGTTTGCCTAATGAAACAGTCATTATTAAAAGATTACGCGAACTAGGCGTGAGTTCAGATGTTAAGGAAGCGAGGTACGGCCGGTTCTATAATGCTGTGTTTGCTCATGATTTCTATGACAATGCCACAGCATTGATAACTAAACTGTATTTAAGGTATCAATTGTTAAAAATGATTAGCAAGACTCAAGTTTTCGATCACACCATCAGATTTACGGCCTCACAAGTTGTATCAATCGTACGTGCTGGTGATGAACTAGCGCAATTAGAGAAATTAGCGTTAGTGGTTCGTAACCATGAAGACGGCGCTCAGATAATATCAACAGATCAAGCTACACAGTCATTGCTAACAGACATCATCAATTGGAGCGCCACATTACCTCCTCAAAATATATTAATTGGGGGTGTACATTTACCAAACCCAGAATATGTTGATGCTAGGCTAGTAAAAGTAGTCAAGGTCTGGAAGATGTACGAGTATAATGATGGGCACAGCAGGAGCGGAAACCATTTTGGTGACACGTTTGGTTTCATAAAGAATAGGTTTATAGTACCAGTTGGGCAGCACACTACTGATTTAAACGACGTTTATGTGTTACAAAACACTAAAGATAATTGGTTCTCAGATGATGCGACAGTAGACAATTTCAAAAACTACTTTGGTTTTTTAAATTGTTCTGGGCTCACTTCAAAAGACTTAGCGATATTAGATAACATAATCCAGGATGATGTAAGACACACGCCATTCCTGTGTGACCAAGTCATCGACCTAGGCATTGATGGTAAAATAGGCATCACAACTCCAACCCAGATAGTGCCTATGACTACGACCTACACAGCAGAAGAAGTACGAGCCATTATAATTAAATTGGTAAATAACCACCGATGGCATGAAGACATGCTAGCGGCACTTAGGGCTTGTAAGTATTGGCTAGCCCAACCAGCAACTGAAACTGTAGAGGCTCATTGGTGGACACAAATACCGAGAACGATGTACCTGCCCAAACTAGGACTCAAAAGGGCGGCCATACACATACTACTACAAGAAGAAGGAGTTTGTACCACAGCAGAGGCCATACAATCAGTCAGAAATTTGGACACTGAATCAGATTCTCTAATTATAGAGTCTGTGTTTGCAAATACTTGTTGGTACTGGGGTGAGTATTTTACTATTTTCAACAAGAAAAATTTAATGGACTTGTTAGTAGGTCTGTCTAGAGTTACTAACCTTACGGTAGATGAGCACTACCGAGCAGATGCCATGTACTCAGCAGTCATAGGTAGAGCTATCCCTACTGGAGCACATTCGTGCATAGCAACAGTGTGGACAGATCCGCTTAGAAGCTGTTATAACAAGAGAGTACCTTTTGGAACCCTTAACTTCCAAAACATTACTGATTATGGTTATGACATACGTGATAATTACATTTTGATGAATACTATTGTAGCACCATCATG